GGGTGTCCAAAAAGGGCCTCTCAGTGCAGTACGGGCCGTGATGACAGATTGTAAACATTCTTAGTGTCTGAATTACAACGCACAAAATGCACAAACTTATTACTGTTGATATCTTCAGTGATAAACTGAGACTCAAAACCAAGCCAGCTTAGCCATTGGCAAATCTTATCGTTACCAATCCAAGTATCTACAGATATTTTTGGGTAGTGAGTGTGGAGGAAGTTAATCAATCCGCGTGAAGCACGTATGAATGACACCCAGTTATCCTTCATGCCCTCGGCAAATAAACACCAGAACAATCCTTCGGTATTTGAAATGTACTCCAACCCCAATATGGCAAGTGGCTGACCATTTTTTTCCACAACAAAAACATCAGCATCACCAACCAAAGCGTTTAGCTGCTCAAGGAGATCAGCATCATATATCTCGCTCATCTCATGGCGCGTTTCCTCACTGGCCGTAAGGAAAAACGGTAGGACATGCCGCTCGTCAAACAAGACAAGCGACAAATCTCTACTGTTTAGTATGGCGTTAGCCATATAGTTTCTTAAACCCGTCTTCTACCATCTTGATATAGGCAGGATCACGGTGTGCTGGGCTGTGATACCGATCATCTAGCATCATCGTGCGAAGACTATCGGTAGTAATTTGGGTTGGACGATCACCCATTTCCGCAACAGATGGCTCCTGAGACTGTGCCATGATGTGCTCTAGGGCCATGATGCCATCAGCACTTTCACATAGGCGCTCTATTGCACCCATAGTCTCTTCTGGAAAGAACTTACTGGCAAACAAAGAAGCAGATTCAATGCGAGCATTTGCATTGTCACCAAGCTTTTTCGTCTCCGCCTCTAGGTCTGGCATGCCTGAGTTCATTGCTTCAGCATACATCTCGAGACCTTTTGCAAACTGATCCTGAGTAAAGCCTTGCTCATGGGAGTATTCAGCCCACTCCCTTAGCTCTTCATTGTCAGTAGCAGTCTCATCATCAATAAAGTCTGGAAGCTGATAGTCACCTGACGTATCTGGTACGCCCTCTTTTGGCGCTTCCATCTCTGCCTTTAGCTTCTCACGGATGTCATCTTCTTTAGCCCCCAGCTTCTGAGACAATTCACTGTATGACTTTGCTAAGTCTTCTGGCGATTTAAACTTTTCTGGCAACCACTCTGGTCGATCTCCAGAAGTACTTGTTGCTGTCTGTGTATCTGCGGGCGCATCTACTGGAGCATCTGCTCCTTCTGCTACGTTATCCTGAGTCAGACTTTCGCTCATGCTTTTTTCCTATGTGCACTTTGGATTCTACGCTCGATCAGGCCAACCAAGTATCGCTGGCCCTCCATGTGTCGTAGTTCCTCGTTGGTTACGTTGGGGCCATTCACCATCTCGATAGTAATTGACCGCAAGTAACGCAGCACCTCTTTACCCGTAGCAGATTCAAACACCTGAGCGACATTTGCGCTGATTTCTCTGTCGGTTTGTACTGGCCGACCGTACCCATCAACGCCAATTGGTAGTGGATTACTCAATCATTTGCTCCTGTTGGGGCATAGCTTGTTGTTGCTGTGCAAGTTGCTGCGCCATTGCAGCTATTTGCTTACGTTGTTCTGCGTCACGAATCAAGCTATCAGGTACACCAAACTTTTTGGCTAGGTGAACGGCAGTCTCCTCACTGTCCACCAAGAGGTTAAGCATCTCTGGACCAAACGTACCTTGAACAAGCTCCAAGAATCGAGCAACAGAGCTAATATCTTGGTTGGATTGCGCCTGAGCCAGTGGAGAAACGGAGCGCACCTTAACCTCACGACCATTAAGCGTAGGCAATTCAATACGACCCTGCTTCCGCAAGATGTAAACCACGCGCTGAAGCACAGGTTGCACCAGTTCGGCTTGGAGTCGGCCAAAAGCAGAACCCATACGGCGAGAAAGATCAGCCATACGCTCTGCAACTTCGGTTGCGGAGGCTGGTGTGCGGTTAGGATCGCCAAGCATATCGTTATACAGCGCACGTTTAATGTTGAGGCGCATGTCATTCAGTACAAGTTGGGCAACATCGAAGCGACCAGCCGCTTGGATAGGCTGCAAACCTGCGGAACCCATAGCTTTAGGAATGATAGTCCCTGGCACAAGCTGAATTGTATCCACGTTTACAACGCCATCATCTTCCATCTGGTAAATACCAGAGATAGCCATCTGGGCGTTCTCAAGGATTAGCTCGATGGTAAGGTTGGTGGTCTTGATAGCAGACAGTGCGTTAAGTAGTGGCCCACGCCCGTAGACCTCACCCGCACACTTAGACCAGCGGAAGCAGATAAACGGATTAGAACCAGTGCCAATCATTTGGCGCTTATATATCACACACTTAGTTGTCGTGCAGATAGCATAGCTGTAATACGCCTCTTCGTTGCGGCGATCATAGTCACGGCACACAACCTCTAGGATTGTAGTTGTCTGACCACCACCACGGGACACACGATCCACAATCTTGCTAGGCAATGTGGCCTTTGGGTACAGAATTGCGATCTGATCGAAGCGAATGTTCTTACGCTCGCGGAAAACGTGGTCGATGTTATCGTCTGGACCTGTATCTAGCACCACATGCGGCAAAGGAATTGCAGAAAAACGTATAGGTTGTAGCGCATCACCCTCTTCGCAGGCCAATATGCCTGTACCTACAGCCAAATCCATAAAGGATTCATGCACTTCCTGAGAGAAGTTAGAGTTTTGCAGAACCTCAAACACATACTCGGTGACATCATCGAGGTCGTTGTTGATTGCGTCACGCTCTTCCTTTGGAATCTCAGAACCAGCGGTCAGGTCAGCCCATCGAGCATAGTTAGGTACAATGCCAGACTGCAATCGGGACGCAAACTCTTGCACACCCACAACAGCAGTCTCGTCAAAGATTTTATCATCTCTGCGCTGGCCTACTGTTTCATAATAAAAGGACTCACGCTGTGGAAGCGCATACTCATAGCACTCTTCGAACAAGGGAACGAAGTTTTCACGCAATGCTTTAGCTTTTTCGTACCGCTCCATGTACTTCTGAGCAGTAGGATCGTCACCGTAAGAACCATTATCCATTATTTGTACCTGCTATAGAAACCAATGCCGCCGAGGGAGGATGATATTAAAGAACGGCGACCACGCGATGCACGACCACCCGACAATCCAGCTTGAGCTTCTATCCCAGCTTGAATATCGCTTTCTTTCTGGGCCGCAGTCTCTTTGGATGCTATTTCTTTCTGCTCTTCTGCTCTAGTAGCCTGCGCTGCAAGCTGAGCATCTACTGCTGGGTCACGTTTTGGCTTCATGCACATAGTAAATCTCCTATTAATTCATTCGTATGCACAGATGGGTGGTGTGGTTCAACGCACAACTTACATGCGTGACCACAGCCCTTGGCGTCTTTGAGTATTGCTGCGCTTAGAAAACACATCAAAGTCTCGCTTAGCTACCACAGTCTGCGCGGGTTTCTGGCTGTTCATTAGGGCACGACCTTCACCTGCACCTAAGAATAGATACTGTGCGGCATCGTGGACGTGAGAAAACATGTTCTTATCAGGCTTATCTGCGTAGCGTTCGCCCGAAACTTCCATGCGTTTGTAGGCATATCCGCTTTCAAAACCCTTAATTAGAGTAGGGCAGCGACGATCAATCAAAAGTGCTGGCTTGCCTTCAACCATCTTCGTTAGCTGGGAGGAAACAGCCTCAAGTCGAAGGTCAACAGAGTTAGAATGCGTGGGGAACGCTCTTAAACCAGCACCGCGAAGGATGTGAAAGGGAGTGGATTCATCAGTCTGCGCTCTAAAGTCACCAGCGGGATCACCATAGATGATAACCTCGCCAGCAGCAGAGAAACGGGTAGCTAGTTCATTGCGCATCACCTCTGCAAAGCGAACAATACCCATATCAATAGCTACAATCTCAGAGTGTAGCATCCATCTACCGCGAACCTTCTGCCCAAATACAGCAGCGGGGGTAAGCCCGAAGTCAACGCCCACATATAGGGGGACGCCAGCGGCGACAGGGATTTCTTCCTTGGCAACGTGAACATCTGGAGCAAACATAGGATATACAGGCTTTCCATCTTGGATATGGCCGAGCCTATTCATTACATACACATCAATCCAGCTCTTAGTCTTACCCTGAATCAAGTTAGGGTAGTAACTCTTCATCATGTTCGCTTGATTCTCAGCGGATTTGTTGGGAACGTAGTCCTCTAGCTCGCCTTCTTCGTTGCGTACTTCTTCCATTCCAGCAGGTTGGGTATAGAAACGCCAGTTTTCTGGAGTGACCAGCATCTTAGCTTGCTCACGCGGTATATGATCTGGGATTGGAACCTCACCAGCCATAATCGGCCACCAATGATCCTCTTCGGGAGCGTTGGTATCGGCAATAACGCCAGTCCAAGTAGGACCGCCATCACGCATAGAAGGGAAACGACCCACACGCATCGTGCAGGCGTCAATAATACTCTTCGGAAGCTCGCGAGCCTCGTTGATCCAGATGCCCGTAAGTTCCAGAGAGAGTAATTTCTTAACATCTTCAGGTCGATCAAGCGCAAGGAAGATAATCTCAAGGTCAATGTCGCCCTTCTTAATGTGGTGAGTATACGGAACAGACCAAGTAAACTTTCCCCAGTCCTCTTCGGGGAACCAATCCAACCAAGTCTTGATTGTGGTGGTGCGAAGCTGTGGATTGGTGTTACGAATGATAGCCCAGCGGCTTTTTCGTATGCCATCTGGCCCTTTGTTCTGGCCAAGAGCGCGGCGAAAGACCTCGATGCAACAACCAACAGACTTACCAGAACCGACAGGGCCGCGAATGCCACGAAAGAAAGTGTCGTCCTTCATGAAGTTCTTTAGCACGTCCCCGTCAGGTTTGTATTTGAAATCAACCATCAGGCTTTAATAAACTCTTCTTTGTAGCCCCGCCACCCTTGCTTCTTTTCTTAGCAACTTCAACAGCCTTATCAATAGATTCAAACCTTGGAAACTTTTTTCCTGTTTCCCTTTCATAGTCAGCCGCTTGGTTCCAAGCCTTGTCTCCTGTCAACAATTTTGGCTTGTTAGTCTTGGAATCAAACCAGATTTGAGGGATATTCCAAGCCCCACCATCTGGCGCTGTCTCGCTTATCAAGTATTCAGTAGCAGTACGTCCACCTACAGTTGAGATAGGCTTGTGCTTCTTCGGATCGAATGGGACTAAATCTACCAATCTCTAATTCCTTTATCAATGCCAGCCTTAATCATCACCTCCACCGATTCTGGAGCAAGTGCCTCGATGATCTTGTCAGCTTCGTATTCTGTCACAAAGTCTTTCGGGTGGTGGCGCATGTGTACGCGCATCACCACCTTACGAAGTACATCTCGCTCAGGCTGAGAAAGAGTATTGATGAAAGACATTATGGCTTCCGCCCAGTTTCTAGTGTCTGAGAGTTTTTTAGAAGTGACTCCTGCCTAGCGTCTATCTTGCGGCGCAACTCTTTTACCGCCTTATTCTCCGCAGGCATAGGTCCAGTCCCGCTAGTGTAATTCCTGAACAAAGTCTTGAGCTTTTGAATTTTCGTTCGAGTAGTGGCAGTTTTGAGCTGAGCTTCTAGCTGTCCCAGCTTGGCGAGGGAACGCTCTCTTGGGTTTTGACCTTTAGGCATCTGGGCCATCCTTCTTAAACTTAGCAGCGCGAGTTGCTGCGGCTGAGTGGCGTGGCTTCTTTTCCTCTACAACCTTCGGAGCTTCTTCAACAAAGAGAAGAGGCATAGAAGCAGAAGTGCGTGTTTTACCAGTGAAGGTACGCCCAACCAATTCATGCGTCTCGCCAGTGTATGGTTCGCCGTTACTCTTAAATACCCAAGCCATTATGTATTCCTTGTCAGTAATGTTTTCTTTTTCTTAGGGAAGCCAGCCTTCATGTTGGCATAAGCCTTATCACTTACAGTGGACTTGGCCTTTGATCGGCTGGTCCCCTTCTTCTTTCGCGCGTTCATGTTCGCGTACAAACCCTTAGCCATCAGCGCATCTCACGGCGGCGCTTGTTGCCAGCGGCAATCGTTTCAGACTTGCTTCGGGTTGTGTAGGCCTTCTTGCCAGCCTCCGCTGGCTTAGTACCCAAGTCAAAGCCCGTCTCTTTCATCTTCTCAGTCTCAGCGATCAAGTCCTTGACGCGCCTGCGCTTCAACTTGAGGGACTTCTCGGACTCGCCACCCTTCAGGCTTCGAAGGCCGCGACGAAGAGCAGTGGTAGCATTGCCTACGGCCCGCGCAAGAGCAGGAGCCCCACCCTCACCCAACTTCAAGCTAGACGGAGAAAAGTCATAGTCAGGGATTGAGCTTAGTTCCTTGTTGATTTTCTTGAGCAGCGTTTGAGCGCGGCTAGATTTTGTTTTAGGCATTGGACTTATTCCTTTTGCTGATAGCCTTAGCCTTCGACTTAGCGTCAGCCTTGGACGAAGCTCCCCATGCCTTTAGGCTGAGAAGAAGACGAGTGGGCTTACCCTTCTCATCACGCTCTGGTCCCTTCATATTACCCATTCGGGCTAAGAAGGAAGCTCTACGCGGATTGTCACCCTTCTTAACGGGCGCAAGCAACGTACCTTTCTTATAAGATGCGCGGCCCTTAGCGTTCAAACCACCCTTGGGGTTCTTACCTTCTTTACGCGTCCATGCTGGGGAAGCCATAGATCAATCCCCCACTTATCGCTGAGACAAATTGTTATCAATCAGAGTAACAACAGCAGTGCCGCTTGTGTAATCACCAGTGTTAATACCAACACGGTAATTAGAAAAACTAGGTTGGAAGCCAGCAGTCTCAATCGGAGCAGTGAATGTATCAACATCTCTCCACACAGAACCACCATCAAAACTACGCTGAACAGTAATAGTACCAACAAACGTACCACTAATGCTCAGATCAAAATCATTGAGAACCTCTAGTGGATCAGTCCAAGTATTCTCAGCAGACACAGACTTAGTAACAGTAGACATATAATCTCTCCTTTATGCACGAACCTTATGAACCAAAAATTATTTCCAGCAACACACAATAAGGCTGAACGCCAGTGAGGCCGTTCCTGATCGAGCTTTTTTGAGGTTTAATGAGAGTGTGGGACCACTAGCTAGTAGTAAGTACCCAGTTTTTACCCCCACCCCCTAGCTTAGATCAATCGACACTCGTATATCTCCTGCAACCTGTACCTGACTGCG